CTAAATTGCCTGTGCGAGTTGTCACCCCATAGCTTGCTGTTTGAATGCTTGCGCCGGTAGTGGAGGTTTCTGGTGCGTTTATAGTTCCAGCGCCAAGTGCGGTCAGCTTTGCAACCGGCGAACTCGTCCCAATACCTACGTTGCCTGATGCGTCGATGCGCATGTTTTCCGCAACGCCATACCGACCAAAAGTCATCGCATCTGCTTCTGCGCCTATATATCGACCAAACCCAGTAGTAGTTGATGACTTCAATACTGCCGCACAAAATGGATTTGAGGATGAAAGATTTGTTACTACATTACTGCCAGAAACGTTTAGCTTTTCACCAAGACCCGAATTCGTACTCGTCCCCACCAACAAACTCCCGCTGGAGTCGATGCGGGCACGTTCTGTGTTTGCTATAAGAAACTGCATACCGCTAGTGCTGTTAACAATTTCGTTTCTTACAGTACTTGCATCGTAAGAATAAAACCGAATACCGCCTGCCCAATTATTATCAACACTCGGACCAAGCAATCGAACATTTGCAACGCCTTGTCCTGTACTTGCAACATCTAACTTTGCCCCTGGCGCACTCGTTCCAATTCCGACGTCGCCTGCGCTAGTGATGCGAAGGCGTTCTGTCGTGTTCACCGCTAAAGCTAAATCTCCATTGTTAGCATCTAGTTGAACCGTCCCACCAGCCGTTGCATCAATATCAAGGTATTGAATACTCGAACCTCTAAACCTAGCGGCAGCATCTGTACCATTTACATCTAACTTTTTTGCAGGCGAACTCGTACCAATACCCAAGCCTGTGGAGGTCAGGCGCATTTGTTCGGAAGCTCCGTCAGTCAGAGAAAATGCAATTTGATTATTCCCTGAACATTTAATCGTTTGATAGGTGGTGTTATCCGAACTCCATACTTTTAAGGCGTTGCCACCAGAAATGCTAATATGTCCAGAAACTCCTAACTTTGCCGAATAACCAACGGCATCTAAACCAACACCTAAATTCGTACCATCAAACGCCAACGCACTACCACTCGTCGCAACTTTAGAACCGTTGAGAAATACAACACCGTTGGCTGTGCCAGAATCAAGCGTCAAATCACCCCCAACCCCAACATCACCAGCAATGTTCTCAGCATCTTGGTATGCAAGATCACCCAAGTACTGATTCAGCGGGATTTCGTTCGGCGCTGTGCCGATGTCGGTTTGTACCACTGCTGGACTGCCGTTCTCGGTAAGCGCGGTAAAGTCGCCCGTTGAAGGTGTAGAAGCACCCACTGAGGCGTTGTTGATCGTACCCCCAGAGACCGTTGGCGTGTTGACCGTGGGGGAGGTTAGCGTCTTATTGGTTAATGTCGCCGTATTCGTGCGCTCAGCAAATACATGAGCTGTCGTGGCAACTTGGGTGGTATTCGCCCCCGCCGCCGCTGTAGGCGCTGTTGGAGTGCCAGTTAACGCGGGAGACCCCGCAAAGACCAAGGACCCCGTGCCGGTTTCATCCGTTACCGCTGCCGCCACTTGAGCAGAGGTGGCCTGTAGTGTGTTATTCGCTAGATTAATCGTCTTGTTGGTTAGAGTCTGTGTGTCGGTGGTCGTGACCAACGTCGAGCTCGCAGGAACCGTTGTACCGTTCAAGGTTGTTGTGGAGTTGGATGTCAGCGTGGTAAACGCGCCCGTGTTTGGTGTCACGTTGCCAATCGGAGGGGGTGCGGATAGATCATCGCTAATTAACACAAAATCCGAACCATCCCAAGCCACCAACGCTGAACGCCCCGCGTTAATAGTGCACCCAGTTGTAGCAGAAGCTTTAACCACTACCGCGGCGTCAGATTGGTTGTCTACAATATACGCTTTGCTCGCGCCCGGGGCGATAATGTTACGACTTACACCCGGTGTGCCTGTAGGGATAAGAATAGCTGAACGCGCTTGGTTAACATTACCCGATCCAGTCGTCGATAGTGTCCAATCACTGGAAGTAACATCCACCACCACCGTACCGGCGATTGCGTCTTCAACGAGCTCAGTGATGCTGCTATTGACAACATTACCCCACGTGCCAGATAATTCCCCAGTTGTGGGAAGCGCGAAGCCCAATAATGTCGTGTAATTAGTTGCCATGTTATATCCTAAATACCTATGTTAGTGTGGTTACATCTTGCCAGTCTGAGGTTTCCGACGTATCTTCTGTTTGCCATTCTGCGGAATCCGCATCATTCACAGTGCTCCAACTTACAGCGCTAGCGGTATTTATACCACCCCAAGACCCATTGTCTGTACTACCAATAGTATCCCAACTAGCCCCATCATAATCGTTTATGGTTTCCCATAACAACCTAGCCGCAAAACTACCGACTCCAACACCACTTTCCGAGACTAATGCGTTAAATATAGTCTGTGTGGTTATTGTATCGCTAGATCCCGCTGACTCCAATAGTTGGGCATAAAAACCAACACGGGCGGCAAATGTATTTGATACGTTACCTGCTTCGACTATGTTGTTACTAAATATAACGGCAGAAGTTACTGTTTCCCCTGCATCTGAGGCTTCTACGATTTCACTGTTAACCGCAAGTGAGCTACTGACTGTTTCTGCGGTAGCCCCTGCTTCGTCGATAACCCCGCTGACCACCATCGTCGTATTAGATACCTCAGCACCTTGCGCGGCTTCTGCAACAACCGATAGGGCTATCACGGAAGTCGATACTGCCTCATTACCGCTACTCGATTCTCGCACAGAGACCGGATACACTACATCCCCATCTATAGTTTCTGCACCGGATCCAGCTTCAACTACTACACCGTTATACACCAACACAGCGTCTGTTGTCTCAGCACTGACACTGGCTTCCACCACTGCACCGTTAACTATAACGGTTGTGCTTAGATCTTCCGCCGCCGTAGATGCTTCAACTGTGGATCGTGCGTATACAGAAGCACCCCAAGCGGCCTCGCCCCAAGTACCTGAACTCCAGCCGCCTTCTGCCATGATTAACCTGCGATCAGGTCATATTCAGCAAACCAACGCTGTTGAGCGACACCTTCGGCATCTGCCCACTCGATCAAGTATGAGACATTACCCTCTTCATCCATGCTAAAGCCCAGAACGGGGCCTTTTGGAATCACCTGATTGACCTGAACAAATTCACCTTTCTTAAACTTAGCAGCCATGATTATTCCTTACGCATCTGCCAAACTGAATTCATAGGATATATTTAATGTATCACCGTTAACTACCGAACGGTTGCCCGGAGACTCGAAAGCCGCAACAGAAAACAACACGCCGGTATTGGTCAAATTGTCTTGTGTGGCTGTTAAGAACGCTCCTGCCACAGTCACGGTGCCCGTGATACTAAATGATGTCTGGGAAGCTGTGTTATTGACCACCGACGGGTTTGCAGTGGTGGGGGTTCCAAAGTTCACCGTGCCCCGATTTGATCCAGAGTAATCCACGGTCTCAGACCAACCTGCATGGGAAGCCATCGTATCTGCTGCCGCATAAGTCGGCGTAGGTGACGCATTAACCAAACCTAAATACCAAGCCGCCGTGTAAGCAGAACCTTTAAAGTACTTGTTATTCATGTCCTGTAGACCTTGGTTGGTCACAAGGTTTTTGGCAGAATCTTTCCACTTTAAGTTGCCGTCTTTATCATAGCACTCAAAATAAAACACACCGCCCCCGGCAGCGGAAACGACCGCGGCATCCTTTTTAACCACGGCACCTGTCATGCGGTCGGTGCTTTTAGCTTTTGCGTTCATTGTTTAACTCCTATCCAATTCTAATAATTGCGTTTTGGTTATCGGCTATAGGAAACTGTACTACAAAATTGCCACCGCTCGTGGTTTTATTCCCACCAAAATCAATTGTTGCGATAGCCGGATTTGTAGCGCCGTTTAGTTTATATATTAGCGCCCCCCGAGCGGTGATTGAAGTAGCCCCCCAAGTCACATCAGAGAACGAAAGATAGGCTATGTTTTCACTTTGTGTGGGTGTTACAGAAACCGTTAAGGGCTCGCCTCCCGCAGTGTACCCGATACCCGACGCTTCATGCAGTACTGTGTAGGATGTCGTCGCAGGGCCTAGAACAGCGCTGTCAGTGTACAACGCAATATTAAATACCTGTGATGTGCCCGCGCTGAAATCAAACTCACCGTTAAGGAGCCCGATTTTAAACACATTGGTAAGCCCTGATGTAATCATCATATACCTTAAGTAACTGGTAATTTAAACTGCCCACTACGATACGAATCTTGGCGCTCTTTACCGTCACCCAGCACTTTAAGTAGCCCAATGGCCTGCATATACAGCTTTTCATACAGAGCGATCATCTCGGGATCTCCCTTGATAAACCGAATGGCTTCCAGTAATGCGCCGTTGAGCAATGCTGAATCAAAGTTATCGCCAAGCCATGTAGTTCCGGCAGTGACAATCGACTCTGGGTAATAAAAGTAGTGTAGTTCAACGTCGTACGTTGTGTTAGGTGTAGGCCCCAAGATAATGCTGAGTTCATTGGTGATAACAGGGGGTACAGTATTAGTTGTGGTGGGCCCGAATAACGCATAGTATTTTGGTATCCCGAGTGTACTGGCAGAGGGATAAGCCTCACGAATGAAGTTCACATCCTTATTCAGCAAGTAGTTAAAGTCCCCATCACCGTCAATGACTGCTAGGGAAAATACCGACAGAAAATCACCCGGCGCCGCTAGATACTTGTTCCCTGCAGTTAAGGCAGCGTTGACGTTTTTCCTAAGCGCGGCTAGTTGCACTGTGTTAAATATCTTTTGCTCTGCCTGTTGAGTGAACATAGCGAGCTGATCCGCCGTAAAGGTGTTCTCTACGATATCTTGAATATTGGTTGTCAGCTCAGAATAGTTCATGCCTTGTCCTTACGCCATTGGCCCACGGGCACGTGTGCCCTTTGTTGCCGCTCCAGTACCTCTAATCTTAACGCCGCCACCCTTAGCCATTTTGTGCATGGTCTCTTCATGCTGTTTAACAGCTTTTTTAGCGGCGGTTTTAGCTACTTTTTTAACTTCTTTCATAGTTACACCATTACGGTTACGTTGCCAACAAACCCAGTCGCCTGCATTCCAAACACTGGGACAACCTGTGCCCGACTTTCTGCATACTCTGTGAAGTCCGGTCTAGGGTTACGAATAGCCTGTGGGTCGTCCACAGGGTACATACCTAATTTTAACTGCGGATGGTCAGGATCCCAACATTCGTAACAAACTTTTATGTTTGTGTCATGCTCTTTGACATACAAATTACGCAGCGTTTTTAGTTTGTATCGAAACCCACAACGGTCACACTGCGCTATAGCGTTACGATTAGACGCAAACTGATTGCTCATGGTTATCTCGGGCTAAACATACGCGGCACAAACCGAACAGGCGCTTTCTCGCGATCTTCTTGCCCAGCTAAGTCAAACTGTTGCTCGTAGTCAGCTTTTAACATAGCTATTCTATTAGGATCTACATCAGGAAATTTCATAGATAGGTAGTATGATAACCCCGCGGCAAGCGCTGGAAGAAACCTAAACACCACATCTGGGGTGTCCGCACCGGTTCCGGCATCGTCTATTCGCCGCAGGCGCCAGTATTTAAAGATATAGTATGGGTCACCTACAGCCCCCCGATCAGGCACAGGCCACAATGTAATCTTGGGGTTATCCCGCAGGCGCTGCACCCACACTTGGATGGGTCTACCACGTGTATTTTTGGTGGGGATAGTGGCGTATGTGGAAACACTGATACGCGACAGCGTTAAATCTGCTTGCGTGGTAGCACTACCAGTACGCACAACGTGGTCCAATAGATCTATGGTATCCGCAGGTAGATCGTAGGTGGAGACCCCGTCCACTAAATTAATAGCACCTTCTTCAATAGTCCACATATTAATGCCACGGTTCTGCATTTCAATCGTCAATAAATTAAACGATCTACGCGCTGTTCGGAGGTCATACCCCGTGCGCATTTCTTTACCGCAACGCTCAAACGCCTCTTCTGCTAATTCAGCGAAGTCTAGGTTAAACGCTGTGGTGCCGGATGTGGTCATTTTCTGTACGCCTTAACTTTGCTTGCTATCTTTTTAGGCTGCGCCACGAACTGCTTACCTTTCTTATTGCCCGCAGCTTTCGCTTTGTTTGTCGCTGCTTTCTCCGCAGGGTTCAGTGCTTTCCACGCAGCGTCGGGTAGGTACCGCTTCTTGCCCTTTGACGG